AATAATGGTGCTGGTGAATAAATATTGGTTCAACGAAATTACAGGAGAGAAGAAGCTACTGTATCACAATGGGCAAATTGGGTACTTTGAAAAAGAGGTGGTTGCCACTAGTGAAGAGGATGGAGGCGAGCCTTTAACATACCTACAAGTACGTACTTCCGAAGGTAAAATCATTCAAATAATGAAAGAGCCTTTTGAAAAGTACGAGTACGATAAGTACGGAGAGAAGATAACCTTAATAACTGCGACTCAGTACCCGGTGCGCCTGGCATACGCTATGTCCATTCATAAATCCCAAGGACAGACCATTGACAAGGTTCATGTTAACTGCCGTCGCATATTTGCTCCAGGACAATTTTATGTAGCTTTGTCTCGATGTAGTAATCCTGATGGTATTACATTCAGTAATTTTCACTATCAAACTCATCTTAAAACGGATGAAAGAGGACGGGAGCTTTATGGAAAGCCTTAGCAGAAAGTAGGTCTTATGGCACGAATTCATATAACTGATGGATTGGCCGTAGATAGGATGACCTGGTGCTACGATCACCAACAGTGGATGTGCCCCTTAAATTGCCCAACATGTGAAAAATTTCCATGTGCAGCCATGACTAAGGAGACAATACGTACCATCAGGTCATCCCCATTATTTGACAGACAAGTTATCGGCCTTAAAGCAAGAAGGAGAACACTAATGTTTATTGCGGAATTTACAGATGGGTCATTTAAACCTATCGAAATTGATTTACAAAATCCTGACGTAAGACATCTATCAGATGTAGTTGAAGTACATGAGATCAAGAAAACTTATGTACCTACGTTGACCCTAAAGCCCAAACCTAAAACGGTGAGAGATGACGTTAAAAGTGTTGGGGCAGCTTCAGGTACGCAAACGTCTACTACAACGTCTAATGCGGCTCCGGTTAAGCGTCGTGGACGCAAACCTGCAGCCAAGAAGGAGTAGCTTATGGGACTTTCTCCAGAAGTAGAGAAAACTATGTTCAATAATTACATACTAGCAGCCGTAGATGAGTTGCAGACAGCAGCACAAATAGCGTCGCAATCACAGAATGAGGAACTTCAGGTTTTGCAAGATGAGGTACAGTATGTATTAGATAAAGCTAATGACTTGGCTTATACGTAGGGAGAGTTTATGCGACGTAAATACCCATCTAATTCATTTTTCACGGCTGACCAGCATTATTATCACGAGAACATAATTAAGTATTGCAACAGACCCTTCAAGGATGGAGATGAAGCAGCTGAAGTCTGTATTGAAAATCACAATGCTGTAGTAGGTAAAAATGACTATGTATTTATACTAGGAGATTTTACCTGGCTGAAGTCCGAGGCCGAAGTCCAGAAGTTAATAGCTCGACTAAATGGCAGGCTAATTTTTATACGAGGCAATCACGACTATTGGATTAAGAGCCATATCCCAGACATATTGGACATTAGCATTGAAGGTCAACCTATTACCCTTTCTCATTATGCCATGCGTGTTTGGAATAAAAGCCATTTCAATGCCTGGAATCTTTATGGACACTCTCACGGAACACTACCTGCTGTAGGTAAGCAAATGGACGTGGGTGTGGATTGCCATAACTACACACCTGTGTCCTTTGAGTATATTAAGAGCCGTATGGACGAATTAGAGGACAACTTCAATCTTATTAGGAAATAGGAGGGTACATATCATGCCGACCGTAACCACAACAGTACCAACTGAAGCATCAAAGATTCGTAAGGTAATTCGCAGCTGTAAGACTATAGATCATCTGTATACAGCGAGTAGTATGGTACTAAATTACGCTAAACAACATGGTCATACTAAAAAATGGCAGGAGTTGCACCAGTATCTCTGTGACAGAGTAGAAGAAGTGGATGCAGACCAGCCGCACTTTGCCACCGATGAAGAGAAAGCGGCTTTTGGTCAACAACTTTGCATGTAGGAGAGAATATATGTATGAACGGGAATTGCCTGTACTGGTAGATAAGTCTAGTACAGGAAAAGAAAAAATGTACCAAGCAACAGTAGAGGCTTACGAAGACGGAACTGCTGGGATAGTCACTCGTTGGGGGTACACCGATGGAAAGATCCAGGAGAAGACGAAGAAAATTTCTAAAGGAAAAAACATTGGCAAGAAAAACGAAACTACGCCGTTCCAGCAAGCGTACAAAGAAGCCCAATCTGCTTACAAGCGTAAACAAGATGCAGGGTACGTAGCAGAAGGAGATACGGAAAACAGCACAGCTACTTTTGATATTCGTCCAATGCTTGCCCATCCTTATGAGAAACGTAAGCATCACCTTAAATGGCCAGCAATACTACAGCCTAAGCTGGATGGTATGCGTGTAATGGCTGTGAAGGATTCTGAAGGAGAAATCCACTTCTTTTCTCGTAATGGTAAACCTATTAGTACTCTAGATCACCTCAAAGAAGATCTCAATATCTATATGAAGAAAGACGAGATATTTGATGGAGAAATTTACATACATGGTCTTCCTTTCCAGGAAATTATATCCTACGCAAAAAAGGTGCAGGATGGTTCAGAGAGATTGGAGTTTTGGGTATTTGATATGTTAACTCCAGGACAGAATTGTGCAGCACGGTTGTTGTCTTTAGCACAAAGAGGGCTCCCTTTTAGTAACGATGAGTCTACAGGCGGTGTAAAACTTGTAGAGTCCCTCACCGTGGAAGATGAGGACCAGGTTTTAGCTAACCATAGCAAGTTTGTTCAACAAGGGTTTGAAGGAGTAATTGTTCGTAATACAGAAGGACTGTACAAGCCTAAGTACCGGTCAAATGACCTACTCAAGTACAAAGAGTTTACTGATGAAGAGTTCGAAATTATCGGACATTTTGAGGATGTAGACGGAGGCGTAGTCTGGCAATGTAAAACGTCGGACGGTTCTGAGTTCGGAGTACGTCCTAAAGGTACTCAAGAGATCCGAAAAGAGTGGGCTGAGTCGGCTAAAGCTTATATTGGAAAAGCACTTACAGTGCGGTACCAGAATTTGTCTCCTGAAGGAATTCCTATTTTTCCGGTAGGTATTGCAGTACGCGACTACGAATAATATAGGTATCGTATGCCTAACACATATATCTATCTAATAAAGGAAACTGCTATGACACTTGATACTCTTGATATGATGAACGCTAATCTGGACTGCCTGGATAATTTGTATGCCGTACTTGGGGAAGATAAAATTCCTCCTAAAAGTATTTACAGTTATGATGAAGAATATTATGATGAATTATTCGGAGAAGAGTTAGCCCCGTCAGAGTTTCTAGCTGAAGAGTACTACCCTGTACAATTAAGAAATAGAATATTTTATAAATATTCAGATGCTCAGCTGGTAGATTTGGTAGAATCTGTTTGCCGTAGCTTCGGACATTTTCCGGAAAAAGCCTGGAGAGAGATCACAAAGGTTATGTACGGAAATAAGCTACACAACGGAGCACGTAAATATTTAGTAAATCTATGTGTCGAGTTCATGACTCCTTCTGAGAAAATACCTTGTTAAGTAATTAGCGCGAGTGGCGAAGCTGGCTGAAACGCATCGGACTTAAAATCCGATACAGATAAGTTCACATCGTGGGTTCGATTCCCACCTCGCGCACCATTAGGCAAAGCCCCGTATCTGATATCAGGTACGGGGCTTTTTATTTGTACTTTAATTTTTTAGTTACTTAGTAATTTCTACTTTATACCTATCACGACATTTTCTAAAAACACTACCCTAAATTGTTATAAGAATATGTAAGGAAAGATATAAACCTTAACCAACTAAAGAAAGGAGACTGTCATGAGCTACATTGTATACCCTGATGGCACTGTAGAATTCATCCGCAAGAAATAAATGCGGTTGAAAATAATTACTTAAGGAAGGAGGTGGTAGGCTATGCGCTATAGCTGGTGGCCTAAACCTCTGCAGTAAGTGGAGGATAAAATGAAAAAGAAATACGTATGGATAACTCCACAAATTGTGGAGCGTTCGAAAAAGAGACTGGCCTCTCTAAGTAGAGAGGCCAGTAATAAAACCTATCACGCACAGGGCGTATAGGAAGTTGTTTAAAAAATAAAAGAAGGAGATTCACAATGAAACTTACTACAAAAATAAAAATGTTTGCCGCGTCTGCCAAGTCCCTTTCTCCTGCAGAGATCAAAGACGTCGTAAAAGACTCCTTTGGTAGGGGGTCTTCGGAAGTTAGCGAAGCTCAGAATATGATGAACCTCGCATTCCGTATCTATCAGCACGGATTTATTGGTGGGAAGAAAGCAGCGGAAGAGACTACAGACGCAGATATTAAGAAAGGGCAGGAAGCCCTTTCCAATATCCTTGAGAGGGTAGCCAAGGTCCTTGAAGAATCTGAGAAAGATATCAGAACCCTTCAAGAAACTACAGAAGCTTACTTAGCTTCTGCAACTGAAAAGACCACAGCATCCATGAAATCCGATCCGGAGGTGGTAGAGCTTCTTCAGAAGTAAGTCCACCCCAGCCCCGCGTACCTATCACGGTGCGCGGGGTAACTTATTAATATATCGCTCTTTTTTTTTTTTGAAAATTAGTTGTTATAAGAACGTAGTTTAAGACCCCTATTCTACTCAGCAATAATCTATCAAAGGAGAATTACTATGAACATGTTTGAAGCCGCAACTCGTAACAAGTATCGTTTCCCGTCCACAGTTGGTGCCCTCACCGTCGAAGACCTGTGGGATCTGCCTCTAATCAATAAGCGAGGTGCGTCCTTGGATGACGTCGCTAAGACTATCTACAAGGAGTTGAAAGACTCCGAAGATCAGGTGTCTTTTGTACGTAAGGAGAGCGCGGCAAGCTCCGAGCTTTCTACAAAGCTCGATATCGTAAAGTACGTTATTGATGTCAAGATGGCTGAGCAGGATGCTCGTGTACAGGCCAAAGAGCGCAAGGAGAAGAAGGAAAAGATCATGTCGATCATTGCTCAGAAGGAGGATGAACAGCTCAAAGAGGCCAACTTGGATGACCTGAAGAAAATGATGGAGGAGCTTTAGTATGAGTCGATTTACTCAGTTTCGCGATGTGGTGAACAACAAACTCAAGGAAATGGCCTCTTCGGAGGCCACACTTTTCCGTGCCAACATCTCCAAGGACGAGATGTGGGACATTTATTTGCGGAGTTTCCCAGAGGGGTTCAACCCTATTTTCCGGGAACGTACCGAGCATGACTGTAACTGCTGTAAGCAGTTTATTCGTGCTTGTGGCGGGATTGTCACAGTAGATCCCCGCACCAACAAGCTGGTGTCTATCTGGGATGTGGTTACAGAGCTACCCTACCAGGCAGTAGCAGACGAGATGTCAGAAGCGGTTAAAGCTTCTGGTATCGCAAATGTTTTCACTCACGACTCTCCCAAAGCTGGTGCCGCACTGACCCACTCCCAGGAAGAGGATGGGAGCATTGCTAACTGGGAGCACTTCTATACCGAGGACCTCCCTCAGAACTGTGTTAAGCGTGGTGACGCAGTAGGATCTTTTCTGTCTCAGTCCAAGGCGAAGTTTGACGTGTTTAATCGTGGTCTGAACGAGATCACTTACGATGCTTTGGACATGGTAGAAGACCTGATAAAGCAGGGTTCACTGTACCGAGGTGAAGAGTTCAAAACCGCTGTACAGCACTTTAAGAAGGAGAAAAAGAAGTATGAAAAGGTAGCTTCTTCTCGTAAGGATAACTACCTCTGGGAGCGTTCTTGTTATGTATCAGCAGGATTGGCAACACTTCGTAATTCAGTGATTGGCACTCTTCTGGTGGATCTCTCAGAAGGGAAAGACCTGGAGTACGCGGTTAAGGCATTTGAAACCAAGGTGGCACCGCAGAACTACAAGCGTCCGACTGCGCTTATCACTCCCCGCATGATCGAGGAAGCTCAGAAGAAAATTGAGCAACTTGGTCTGGATGATGCTCTGGAACGCCGCTTTGCGGTACCGGAAGACGTATCAGTGAATAATGTACTGTTTGCAGATCGAGATACACAGAAGGTAATGAAAGAAGGCTCTGTCTTTGACGACCTTAAACAGGAGGCATCCGGGCGTACTCCTCGCAATCTGAAAAAGGTGGAGGAGATTCACATTGATCAGTTCGTAGAGGATGTCCTGCCGAAGATCAATAAAATGGAGCTAATGCTCGAAAATAAGCATGAGAATAATCTTATGTCGGTAATCGCTCCGGTAAATCCGGAAGCCGCCAACATGCTCAAATGGGACAATAACTTCTCCTGGTCGTATAAAGGCGAAGTAACCGACTCCATCAAGGAGCGGGTAAAAGCAGCAGGCGGTAATGTTGAGGGGTACCTACGTTGTTCTCTGTCCTGGAGCAACTATGATGACCTGGACATTCATATGTATGAGCCCGCAGGAGGAGCACACATCCACTTCGGTTGCCGCGAGAGTCACCGTACCTTTGGAAACCTTGATGTAGATATGAACGCTGGCGGTAGAGCTAGCCGTACTCCTGTAGAAAATATTGTCTATCCGGACAAATTTCGAATGATTCCAGGAGTTTACAAACTGGAGGTACACAACTTCAGCAAAAGGGAAAATAAAGACGTAGGCTTCACGGTCGAGATCGAGTGCGAAGGGCAGCTTTACACCTTCGAGTATGACAAAGCTGTGAGAGATGGTCAGTATGTAACGGTTGCCGAACTGAAGGTGGATAAGAATGGTGAGGTGACTGTTATTGAGAAGTTGCCATCCACCACTCGGTCTAAGGAACTCTGGGGTGTTAACACTAATACCTTTGTACCTGTGGCTATGATGATGCACTCCCCTAACCACTGGGATGATAACCAGGTGGGTAATAAGCACACGTTCTTTGTGCTGGAGGATTGCCTGAATCCGGAGCCTGCACGAGGATTCTACAATGAATTCCTCAAAGCAGAACTCAACGACCATCGTAAGGTCTTTGAGGTTCTGGCTTCCAAGATGAAAGCAGAACCTACTGAGCGGCAGCTTAGTGGGGTAGGATTCTCCTCTACCCAGCGGAACACCGCCACGGTTAAGGTGTCCGGCAGCTTTAATCGGATGCTGAAGATCGTGTTCTAAGACTAGTACTTTGTAGCAGAAACAGTAAGGGCCTCGTAGCTATATGTTACGAGGCCCTTACACTTTACAGTTGTATATCACTAAGATGTAAACTTACTCCTATTTTTTAGTCTACTCACAGCTTGAAGGTTTCTCTTCGTGTTACTACCTCCTCTGCTAAGAGGCACTTTATGATCCACCTCACGTTTATCCCCAGGCTTTAGACCTAGTACTCTACGGGCTTTATTACGAGTTGACCTGTTCTTAACTTGCCCAGGTTTAGCGTGATATGACTGGTATTCATCACGGTAATTACGTAATTGTCCCTTAGCATCACGCGCTATTTTAGCAGTTTTAGTTATCATTGCTTATCTTAATGTCAGGGTATTTAGATTTAACAGCTTGCTTTACCTTAGATTTTTCTGAAGGAGTTCCGTGCATACCAACAAATCTAAGTGCTGCTTGAGCATGAGTTTTGTCATGTATAGGGTATTTACGATTTTCAGGAAAAACAAAATTTTTCTCGGCAACGTGAGAACGTCCTCTTTGAGTAAGCTTCTTAGCAGTCTTAGTGAACATAACAATCAATCCTTTCAATATAGGCTATTAAATAGTGGACTAAGTAAAGGGTAAATTTAACTAGGAACTTTGTTATAAGTATTTATTAGACAATATAACTTTAAACAAGTAAGGAGCACTTCTATGAGAAACCAATTGCTTGACCTGTACAACACCGCAATAGAAACAAAAGACAAAGACGCTATACGCGCTTTTCAGAGTGCCCGAGATGCCGTTGGACCCAATGTCGTCATGGATGAAATACTTCGTGTGAATGAATTGGAAAAGCGGTTAGCAGAGATGAAAGACGCTATACGTAAAACTCAGCCTCCGGATGCGAAAGGTTCCATTCCTACTGACGGTTTTATGATGATTCCAGTCGATATTTATAACGAATTAATTGAAGTATTAAATAAGGAGTAAAAGCAGTTATGACAGACGAAGAATTGGAATATCTAAAACACATAGTAGGTAAGAAAGATGATATTAATTTTATCATGGAGAAAGGAGACAATAACGAACTTGTTCGAGATGAAACGGAGAAAGCTTCCAAGGAAGAATTGGAAAAACTTGTACGCTTCTATACTCGACTTATGAACCGCATTTTCCATAAAACATTAATACCTCCCTTCAAAAAAGGAGACAAGGTGCTGGTTAGTAATAATACAACTGACTGGCAATACGCTACGTTTTTACGGATGCAAGACGAAACTCTCTGCGCCTGTCAGGTAGCAGATGGTACCGTAGAGAATTTTAAGTTCTGTGCTTTAGTACCAGAAGAAAAGTAGTAATTGAAGTAATAAGCCCCTACTAAGTAGGGGCTTATTTTTTAGGGGTGGGAAGAGGTAGGTATAATTCTAAAATTGGTAGGTGTAATTGTTATAAGAATATAGAAGGAAAAATATAACCCCAATATAGGAGGTCAGTATGGAAGCAGAATTTATAGGTCTGATCGTTTGGTTCGCCGTCACCGTTGGGGGCGGACTAATACTTTTTGGAAATGAAGAGAAGGGGAGGTAAGTATGCCAAATTTAGTCATAGTAGTTAACGCCTGCTCTATGTGCGGAGCAGACGCGTATACTTTTGAACTTCCGGACGGAGAAGAATATCGTCCAGGTTGGCATGAATGCACAACGGGACACCCATCGCTGTGGAGCGGAGGTTCGTGTTGCGCTCCAGTAGACCATAGGATAGCAACACGCAAGGAAGAGGTACTCTACCGCTTAAAAAGGGCGGTAGCGGAATGCGATAATGCAGTCCATCATAGCATTCCAGATGCAATTCTGGATGCTATATCTTACATCCAGAAAGAGGAGAAATAAATGTCTGGATTAGTATTACCCAGAGGATACGGCCTCGAAGATGACGAAACCACTATCCAGGACGCCATCCAGTACTTAAAAGAGGTACTGGGCCTGGATGACGAGGACAGTACTAAGTCCTCAAACAATAAAACCCGTTGTAGCAATTAGCACATCGGGTAAAAGCAAAAAGCCCTACCTGGTATTAACCAGGTAGGGCTATAATCTATCCTACTATTTTTAGCCTATCTCAACCAAATCAGTCATTTTCAACTTACCTTTATGGTAAGCATCCCAGGCTTCCTGCACATTCTTAAACTGTTTAGGTGTACCTGTTAACGGCTTACCTAAATTGGCCGTAGCTTTGTACAGTCCAAGTATTGGCTCCTGGGTCGGGGCGTAAATCATATCTCCTTTCTTTTTATCTGAGTAAACCATCTTGGACGGCAGCATCTTTTCTGCATCTTCAATACCTTTATCAGTAACAGGTAAATGCACAGACACACTATCTCCGTCAAAGTCACTGTTCAATGCGCCTTCCCATAGGGTGTTTATAAATATAGTCTTACCTGGACGTAGTACCGGCTTGGCAGCATTTATACCGTACTTCCATAAAGTAGGAGCACGATTAACCAGTACGGGACGCTTCTCTAATTCTTCTAGCAAAATCTGACGGGCTGTGTCCGTCCTATCCTCAATAGCATCTCGGGCTTCCAAGGCACCAAAGCCCATCTGTACTAATCGCCTTATAAGAAAAGGCTTGTACATACTCCAGGCCATGTCCTCAGGCAACCCTACCTCGTCCATTCCTAAGGTATTATCGGGAGCAATGGTTCCACGTCCAGAAAAATTTTGCTTACTATAAATTACCTTACGTTGAAAGAATCCACGTTTGGGAGTATCTCCTGCTATGTAACGTAACGCACCTTTCACTCCTTTATTCTGCATTTGCTTGGAAGAGGGATCTACCATGCCGGTGACTTCTTTAACTCGTTGGGACAGCGCCTCCCGGTTCTCTTTGATATCCTCCTCGCTCATACCAAGATCTTTTAACCCCTTAATACTGTTGTTCTGAAGTATCAAGTCTCGGTACAGCATATTAGAGTCGCTAGGCATTAAATCCCCACTCTTACCTACCGTGATAGGTCGCATAACCGGTGGCATAACAGGTACTTTGCTCATAATGTAAGCATCACCCGCTTTAAGGCCATTGTCTTGTAGAGACTTCAAGTACTTAACCTTTTTAACAGCCTTGTCCAGTGAGGTACCTTTAAGCTTAGGATCATTGAGTTGATCTTTAGCAATCTCATATTCCTTATCTACATCAATTTTATTAAGTTCCTGCTTGAGGTATTTTCCTCCCTTGTTGATAAAGGTATCTTTAAGTTCTTTTGACGTTTTGTACCCCAATAAGGTCTGTACTGGACCTTCAAATACGGGATTTATAACGGGCTCCTCTAACTCTACATGAGACCACTTCTCTCCTTTAAGTCCTCCAGTAAGTGCTTCGTCAAAAAGACCTCCCTTCTCGGGGCTAAGTTTGGCATCAATCTGTAGGGCATTCTTAACTTCCCCGCTAGAAAACTTCTTTACGTCGTTATCTGTAAGAGGAGCTGCTACAAATTCGTCGTCTTTCTTCTCCACTTTAATTCCGGCTTGTCTAAGAATCTCTGTAAACTTGGTGAAAGTCTTCTTCTCTTTTGGCATATGGGCTATGCCGCCATGCTGAAAACTTCTCCAAAATTCATCATTCTTAGAACTTCTAAGCACAGAACTTTCCTGCATTATATTCCGTGCATTATGCCCTATAAGAGCATTAACCTCCATACCACCGATGCCTTTAGGCCCTGTTTCTCCAGAGCCTACAGGAGCATCGTCCTGGTCATAAGCCCCTTCAATGCCTCTGGCGGAATAATTAGATTCTGTAGTCTTAAACAGCTTATGAATATGCTGAACCCCAACAAAAATTCCGGGAATTTTTTTACCTGTAACTGGGTCTGTAACAGTTTCTTTATCCTTAACTCCGTGCTTTTTCATCTCATCCTTAACAAATTTAATATTGTCTTCAGATGAGAAATTCTCTAGTTCGTAAGGTTTACCTGTCTTAGCAGCTATTTTACCTAAGGTACTCTCCAGAATCTGAGCAGGATTAATACGTCCGGGCACCCCTGCAGGGGTAAATATCACATCAATAGGCTCACCATTCTCATCGGTTGGCATCTCATCGTCAGGGACTATTTTTGTTGCAACACCTTTATTCCCGTAACTTCCGGACAGTTTATCTCCTAGAGCCAGAGGTTTTTCAGTCTTAATCATTACAGTGATAGTCTTACCTGCCTTGTGTACTTCCAGCACCTCACCAGGATAGTCTAGATCGTAAGTCTCACTTACGTCCCGGTAAGCAGTCATAAGGCTTTTGTGCAGTTGTCCCAACACCTGATTAGCACGACTATCGGAGTTGTCCTCCATTACCAGAATAATGGGATCACCTTTCTCCAAAATGACACCTTTTTTAACAACACCTTGGTCATCTAGTTTAGATAACTGATCCTTACTAAAGGTTACAGGGTAGGCTGCAGCATACTTGCTCTTATCAATAATCTTGGTCTTGTCCAGGGACACACTGATTCTGTCAGCATGAACACTTGTCATCTTCTTGGATGCTGCCTCAGAAACAACAATACCGTCCTCATGGTTCAAACCTTGGTATGGCATATAAGCTACTTTCAGGTTACGACCTAAAGCCAGCTTGCTACCTTTACTGAAATTGTTGTCTCCTAACTCATCCCCTTTTTTAACTTTGTCTCCTACATTAACGGTGATAGTATTATTAAGAATAGTTTTTCCGGAGATGGGAAGATTGTTCTGATATTCAACTTTATGAGTTTTCTTATCCTCATCTCCTTTTATGTAAACAAAATCTTCATCTATCTTAGTAACAATTCCGGATACTGGAGCTTGTGGCTTAAGAAATTTGTTAACCTGGTCTTGAATACCTCCATATTTGCCTCTGGCAGTATCTACTAAGCGAGGGTCTCTATCCTTAAGAGCCAAAGCTTGCTGGATATGCTTATTCCCCATTACAATACGGTTAGCCTGGTTAGAATTAACCATAGGCAGAGCAGCAACAGCAGGAGCCATCATCTGGTGAGGACTAGGAATTTGATAGTCCAACTCAGACCGCTTCACCTTCACCAAACGTCCACGTCTAACCGCAGGAACAATACTGGACGGCTTATTGTCTTTTTTACTCCTAGCATCATCTGGGAACCCAACCACTTTATCCGCCAGGTCTATAATCTTGTGTATTTCTTCCTTACCTGTCTTAACATTGATAACTTCCTTGTAAAGTTCATTGTCTTCACCTCGTATGGCCCCCAATGCAAACTGGTTATCAATACCGATCTTAGAACTTTCGGGGGTAGCAACAGGATCAATAGTACCCAAATAGCTATAATTGACAGCACGGGTTTCGTTAGGAACAGCCGACTCAGAAGATATAGCTCCTTCACCTAAACGTGTGACAGTGGCAGCACTGTCTATAATCTTCATAGGATTTGTATTATCTGCTAAGCGACTAATAGAACTGGTAACAAGAAAGTTTTTTAGTGGCTTGGTAAATAAAGATGGAGTGAAAATAGCCTTAATCTTCTGTTTAGTAGCCTCATCATCTTCAGAAATGTTAATATTTTCTAACTTAGTCTTAATTTTTCTAGTAACATCTGAAGCTTTGTCAATTACTTCCTTAACTATGTCTTCAGTACTAAATACCTTCTGAAATTCCAGGTTATCTCGCTCGTCAATATCCTCTTCGTCATTATATACTTTGAGAATACGTTTAGCTGCATCTAGAATAATATCGGAGTTAACCTTGGTATATGCAGTTCCCAGAGTAAGTTTAGTGGTTTCAGGATCAATTTCCGTGCCGGAAAAGTATTCACGCAGCTTATTTATCTTTTCTTGGTTAGAAGCAGAGTCTCCTAAAGAGCTATTCCTCTTAGCCAACTTATCGTAGAGAACAGTAATAGTTCTATCTATTTGAGCTTGGGACACTGAACTATTAATATCAAAAAGATCTTTACCTAAAGCAGCCTGAATTTTAGAACTATCTGTTCCCAGAATTTTAAGAAGTCCGTACATGGGAACAGTAGAGTTAAGTACACTAACTTTAAATTTACCGGATTCTGGATCCATAATAAGTTTAAAATTAGCACCTTTCTTAAGATTAAAGGAACTCTCTAGCTCATCATTTCCTCGCTTACGAGTGTAAACCCCCGACTTTGTACGTAGCTGATTAATAATGTTGTACTCGTTCCCGTCGATAATAAACGTCATCCTATTGGAGAAATAGGGCAGGTTCATTATGCGGTGCTTCTTCAGAGAAATAAGCTTCTTCCCGGTCTTTACATCAGTAATAAGCAGATCCCCGTACACAGCATCGGAAGAATTACCCTTAGCCATAATAAGCAGCTTTTGCTGATTCTGGCTTAAAGGCTTATGTTCAATAGTGACATTAGAAATTGATACTTCGTACCTATTAGTACGGATCGGGAATTTATTGTTTATAGCCATAATAACATTTTGGCTAATAGCATCTCGTATAGTCTGAGGGTCCGTTATAATTTTACGGAGTTTAACGCCGTCTTTAGAAGTCATGTTTAGGAAGCTCCGAACTGTTTACGTCAATATTTAAATCATCTAAGACAGATTCACCAGTTTCTTCAATACTTTCAACAACTTCATCTTTTATAGCTTCTGTCTTTTCATATTTAGGCTTAGTATCTAAAGTACTTCTTTTAGTCTCGACTAATTCTAAATACTTAATAAGTACATTATAATTTCCATCTCTATCAAAGTTCGTTTCTTCTTTGATAACTGCAATATCTCCTGGTTTTTTAGGGGAATCTTGGCAATCCAGACTAGCAGACATTATGTCTTCCACAGTTTGTTTATCTGCTAAATCAGACATATTTGCTACAAAGTACTTGATACGTATCTTGGTAGCTTGTCGTTTTTCCGCCTCTTCCTTATCTAAATTAAGTACCTTGCGGGGATTACCAAATGCAGGGGCTTCGGACCCATCTCTATTTCCTAATTTATCTTCCACTTCTACAAATGACATTTCAATATACCTCCTTATTAAGACTGCTGCTCCCTAATAGCTTTACCTTGCCCTTTATCGTGCGCACTATCTAAGAGATTAGTAACTACACTGTACATTACGTAGTCCTCTCCCTTTAACTGAGCTAAATGGCTACGCCTCTCTTCATAAGGTACTGCAAGTAACTGAGCCACCATTTGCTGAGCACTGGCAATCATTTTCTGCTGATTGTACTTCGGGATAGTACCGGTTTCTTCAGCTTGGGTATCTTGTCGTGCCTGAGCAGCAATATCATCTTCCATTTCTTGTTGCTTCTCTTGCACACGTTTCTGAACTTTCATATCCCTAATGGCATCTTCTACTAAACGCTCTTCTTCATCATCACTATCCAAATTAAGGGCTTCCTGAATAGTTCTCTTAGACACACCACTACCCATAGCCTGCATAAGAAGCTGTTTTTGTTGAAGATCATCAGATAACGTGAAGGGAGAGAACTCAATATGACAGAAATTCTTACCATATTTAGCGTTTATGGTATCAATTATCCAATTCACATAGGCAGTAATTTGGGCTACGTAAGGACGTAGTTGATTCTCCATTAATCTTAGAGATACAGCTGAATTATTTAAGTTGGTAGACCCATAAACAAACTCAATAGGAATATCTAAAGCACGAAGCATATCCTCTTCTGCTGCTTTGATTTCTTGAGTAGGCATTAACCCCCGTCCCTGACTACCTATATTAGCTACCCCGGTAGGATAGGGAGCCATCATTACGTAGTTAGGATCACGTCTCCAATGTGTCAAGGCTTTTTGTACTTGCTCTTTCCAGTCCCCCATAGCAGTCATCAGCGAAGGATCGTTACTTGTACCTTGAGGGAAAAGAATTCTTTGCGGAGTAATATGTTCTAACCCTATAGACTCAACAGACTTACGTAGTATAGCTGTATACATATATAGCTTAAGACATGGCACTAAGGGAGATACTCCCCAACCTGTAGAAAATCCTGCTACTACGTGAGATCGTAAGTGATTGAAATTGTTAGTAAACTCTATAGCCTTATTTTTCTTATATGCCTCAAAAAACACTTTTGGAATATTAGCTACAATGTTTGGGTCCCCATTCTCAATACCCTTCCTAATAGAGGGAGGCATCTTATAGAAATATCTGTTACTTCCTGTCACGGTGTTAGAGCTTAACTCAATATTCTTGGGATCCCAAGTTACTAGCCTAATATCCCCAAAATTCTCTACATCTCTGTCTATAAATTCAGCCTTGGCTGTTTTGTGGCATTCAGAGCAAGTGAGAATAAATTCCCCTTTCTTCATTTTGTATTTGGCGTGAGTAATATTTATCTCTGTATTACATACACGACATTTAAGATGCCGAACAAAAGGGAAATATATACTTCTGAAAGTATTTCCGTAAATATAATAATCTAACCCCAAATTAAGTAAGTGCGAATACAGATCTAGGTCTGTTTCGATTAGCTTCTTGGTTTGTTCCTTAACATCCTTCGAATCAGACTTGTATACGAACTTAGTTATAGGGTAGTTTATAAGCTTCTTTATCCCATTAACTAACACAGGAGAGTTAGCATAAACAAGCTCACACCACTTAAACATTTCGGAATGATTCCGTGGTAGTTGCTCTGATAAATAATCAAAAAACTGATTATTATATAGTCTGGTGAAGCGAGTGCTAGTATTTGCTCCGGTTACCGAAGACGGGGTATTAAGTGTATCAGGCATACGTCCTACCTTTATATTTTAAAAATTATAAGTGTCGTACAAACTATTAGATAGTGGGAAATAAGGGCTACTTTTTGAAGTATGTACCCCTTATTTGTTATAAGATGCTGGACTTAAAAACGCTTATATATCCATCCAGTATTGTTCATACATTGTTCATATATTTACGTATAAATAGGAGCATCCATGGCACGAACCTTAACCAAGCAAAAAGCTTCGAGAAAAATACAGAGGCCTCCCGTAAGCAATATTGTGCCTTATGAGGAGAAGGTAATTATCAAATACAATCAGAAGTCCAACGTGTTTTACCTGACAACCAACAACTTTAATGCAGGTAAAATACGCGGGGTAGCAAGTACCAGACAGGATGGAGCCACATTATATTATTTCAGTGCTACGTACCCAGACGGTATTTTCAGCTTAAAAGATGCAAAAGCTATATTCCCAAATTGTAAGGTAAGCAAGGCGGCAGGTAAGAAAGTAGAGTATTTAAAGAAAGTACCGCAGCTTATTCCAGACTTAGCTCTTCTTGAGAAGTACAGCCCCGTATTTAAAGTAACTCCGTATCAGCACCAACTCAGGGCAATAGAAATGATGTTGCATTACGACAGACTCGCAATACTTGCTGAGCAGGGTCTGGGTAAAACATTTATAAGCCTTAATCATTTCTGCATAGAGCAACAGCGTACTTATAAGAAGGGCATAAAAGGGCTAGTGTTTGCTCCGAAAATTGTCTTGAGCAACTGGGTAGAAGAGACAGGCAAACACACGAATCTACGAATAGTTCGTTACTCAGGGACAGAAGAAAAACGTAAGAGACTACGGGAGTACCTGGTAAATAATCAGGATAAATGGGATCTGATAGTAACGAATTATGAGTGCGTATCTAATACGTCTACCAAAATTAAGTCTTACGAATATATTAAAAAGGGAGAGGTAGAGGTAGGAGATAGAGCTTTACTACAGGGTACTGACGGAGGAGAAACTCAAAATTGGCTTAAAATAGAAAAGATTCGTAAGAAGGGAAGGTCCACTTATTACACACTGGAAAAAGTAGGTGAGGTTAAAAGTCCTGAAGTACGGAGACTGCTGAGAAAGTTTGATGACGGAAAGTCCACTAATCTGGATTTTGACTTGTTCAGAAAAGAGCTGGATTTTGAAGTTGTCTACATGGATGAAGGTAGTAGGCTCAAAGGATTTAGAAGCACTCGTAGTCAGTCTGTACGCGCTTTGGTAGACAGCATACCTAAGAGATACATACTGAGTGGCACCATTACTCTGGGAAACCCTCTTGATGTGTACATGCCTTTTACCATTCTAAATGAGCATATATTCCCGGATAACTACTGGAGATTCCGTAAGAAGCACTGCCACTTTTCAAGCTATAACAAACACCAGGTAACGGGCTATAAAAATCTGGACAGCTTAAAAGCTCAGATAGATCCGTACATAGTTTCTTTTACCAGAGATGAGTGTATCGATCTGCCAGACAGGATTTTCCTGGAAAGGTACTTTGAGCTTACAGAAGAGCAGCGGCAAGTATACAACGACATAATTAAGGAGGAAGAGGTTGAGGTAGGAGATACAGTTATAAATGTAAAACTGCCTGTAGTAAAAATTAATAAGCTATTGCAGGTACTTAGCGGTTTTATAATACTTCCGCCCGAAAGAGATGACTCCGTTTGCAATCACTGTAATGCGCTGTTGGATTGTGTAGACAAACATGTATACCCGTGGAACAAGGACTGCATACATTACGGTACTGAGAAAGTATCTCACATAAAAAAGCCTGCTAGAAAGTACTATTCCTTTCCTGGAAATGAAAAGCCCTCTCTACTTATAGAGGATATTAAAGATATAGACGGACAGGTAATTATCTGGGTTTACTACAAGAAGGAATTAGAAGATATACAGGCTGCATTAAAAAAGGAAGGTATAACGTACATACTGGCCAGCGAAGAGGACTGTGATAAGAAGTTTACGGAAAATTCCAAGATAAAAGCATTTTTAGGGCAAATATCTCAAGGTATCGGTATTACTCTGAATACTGCCAAGGATATGATATATTACAGCCAATCTTTGTCTTTGGAGGACAGATTGCAGTCCATGGACAGAAACTATCGTATTGGTCAGGATTCTAAGGTAAGTGTTACGGACTATCTATGTAAAGGTTCGTTACTGGAACCGATCATTGGATTGTTGCGTAAGAAGTGCGACGTAAAAGACTTTTTGCAGACTCGTGTGGAATGTGCCGCATGTGAACAAGCAGAGTACTGCTTAGAGTGCGACATAAGACCGTATTCAGAAGATTGCATATTATTTGCTATAAGAAATTCAGCAGAACAAAAATCTGTTCTACAACTAAAACCTATACAAAGGATGAAACAGGAATTTTGATCCTGCAGAATCTATATTAGTAGATTTGAGTAGGAAGAAAGTAGCAGAAGATATGAATAAATGGACATGGAATCGAATAATAGCGGTAAGTATCTTTATGTCTGCCTTCTGTTTTTACGTGGGCATACTCCTGGCTCCTTTCCTCCCAAATAACGCAGTGGAGGAGGGAACTACCGAGGTAGAGATGGAGGTAGAATCTAATCACAAGGGGGTAGTCGATGAAAAATCAGATAGTCCTGTAGACGTAGCGGTAGATGCGAATTCTGTTACAGATAAGAACCCTGTACTCTACGAGTACTCTCAAGAAGATAAAGGCACCGATGTTATGGTGCAGTTCGTCATGCATCGAAATTATAAAATTTACCCAGAGTTAGCCAAAGAAATAGTTAAGTACACCAAAGAGTACGCTGAGGAATACAATATACCGGTGACTATCTTACTGGCGATTATGGATATTGAGTCTGATTACCGTTATGATGCCGTATCTAAAGCTGAAGCCTTAGGTTTGATGCAAATTCATGCCCCTACCTGGCTAAACAGAGACGAACCTTACAATTTATATGACGCACAAATTATTACTTGTAAGAAAGACTTATTTTCTCCTAAATATAACATTCGTTCTGGGGCTTTCATATTGAATAAGTATATGCAAGAAGGAATTAAGAAAGGAGTTGATAACCCAGTACATTATGCGGCTACGCGATACTTGGGAGGTACAAAGAATAACTATTACCAAAAGCTGGTGTCCGCATTAGGAGAGTACCAGATATTCGGATATATGATTTCAGTTGCACAAAATAAGGAATCGGAGTCAGAGAAGGTTGCAGATTCTAGTAATGAAGAGGACTCTTAATTAAAACAAAGGAACAAAAATGTCAAATAAAGAGACAAATTTGGACACTAAAGAAGTGGTTGAGCATTCTGACGCAGATATTCAAATAGAATGTCCTTACACCCTGCCCAAGCCTTACCTCTCTGCATCACAAATAAATATGTATTTGAGGTGTGGTAAACAATACTATTTCAGATACATACTAGGGATATCGTCCCCTCCGGCTATTGCCATGACTATGGGTAGCGCAGTACATGAGACATATGAGCCCATGTACCAGGACGTAATTGAAGGTAAAGGGCTGTGGAAACCTGAGGTAGCACAGGAATACAGCGTGTTTCAACTGGAGGCAAAAGCAGAGGAGGATGATCTGCCTCTAAGGGGCAGAGAGAAAGATGAAGCGGTTAGCGTAGTTCGCAATGTTGTGGGGAGTTATTCAACTTTTGTAGCCCCTTACGTAAAGCCTTTAGGGGTAGAAATCGAATTGCGTGAAACATTACCTTGCGGAGTACCCATATTAGGGTACATTGACCTGGTACGAGGGCCTACAGATCTCGAAGAAGAAAAGGGGTTTGACTATAAGCGTATTGTAGATTACAAAGTGACCAAATCAAAGTGGCCGGAAAACAAGCTACCAAATGATTTTCAATTCAATCTATACGCCGCATTAACCGCTATTAAGGATGTAGAGATACATAACAGCTCTAAATCGACCAAGCCGTTTAAACAGGCTAAAACTACTGAAGCAGACTACTTTGCGGCTAAGCAAGATGTAGCAACTAATTTACGAATACTTCGACATAAGTTTCCAAAAAATTGTGGGGTTCACGTAAATAATCTGGTGGAGAGTGTAGCATCCGGAATATCAAAAGGAGCTTTCCCTTTGGCTCCTATGGATTCGTGGTGTTGTAACGAAACTTTCTGCGGATATTATCACTTGTGTAGGGGGAAATGCTAACTATGCACTTAGAAAGGATACTCTATGAGTACGTCTATTTGTGAGATTTGCCGAAAATCAGTGAATAAGCTGTATAAATATAACGAGAGTCATATTTGTATAGATTGTTTGGAAAAGAAGTCAGAGGCGGGTAATACATGTCCTGTATGCGGGACAAAGACTTCTGTACATGATGAAGTATCTCTTATGCTTACTCGTCCTAAAGCTACAGAAAAAGAAAAGGCTATAGCTCCAGAAGTGCCTGTAATTATTTGCCCTTCATGCAAGATTCTGTACTTTGATGAATACACTTACCAAGTTATCAAAAGCCTTCAGTCATAACTGAAGGCTCCTACCTATAAAACCTCCTGATATTCCTATATAAAATAATTATAAAACTCCCGTAAAAAGTGTGAAAATATCTACAAATATACTTGTCAACATATAAGGTATTTGGTACTCTATTATGGTTTATTAATCACACAAAATGAGTTAGAAATAATTCTACCTTACTTCATATTCGCGCGGAGTACTCCAGTATATGAAGGAGGTTTACATATGTTTAACGGAATATCAGGAGGTTTGGATGTTTGAAAGTGGATTAGCAGAGAGCAATGAAGTAGGAGAGGTGGGAGAGGATATACCTGAAGCGATGGACTCTATAAAGTTCGTTACTCGGTATTTAAACAGAACGAATGCTCCTATATATACTAATAAAAAGGAGCGAGAAGAAAAAATACAAGAATGGCTGGTACTATATAAAGACGAAACGCTAGATATTGAAGAACGTCTTATGTACCGAGACTACGTTATATTCAACGTTTTTTACTTATTCCCATACATCCTATCAAAAAAACGCTTGCGATTCTCAATGTTCGATGAGATTATTCAACAGTTAATAGTGAGTATGATACAAGCTATAGACAAATTTGACGTAACAAGAGGCAGTAAATTTACTGCTTATATCCCTGGATATATAAAAGAAGCTATTGACATTTGCTTACAGCAAGATACAATTGTTTACCTAACTAGTTCAGCTCGTAAGAAGATTACCGATAGACTTAGAGAGCAAGAGGAGCTAGGAGAAACAGTTGCCGTAAGTAGTTCATATAATGCTACAGCTACTTCCCATGTACCAAATGCTATAGGATGTTTCTATCAAGGTGAAACGTACCTTGAAGAGATTCATCAATCTAAAAGTCCCTATAATGATTCAGAGGGTACGGGTGATGCTCACGAGATGATGGAACGTAGTGAGTATATGAAAATACTGGAATTTGCTCTCAGTGAGGAGGGCGGAATCCTATCAGAAAAAGAGCGCGTAGTAGTAACCTACCGCTTCGGAATTTTTGGAGCCCCAAAACTTACACTAAAACAGGTAGCAGAATTATTTCACACACAAGGTTGGAGAGCGACAGTGGAGTGGATTTTTCAGTTAGAGAAGAGATCTACTTCTAAGTTAAATAAGTTTATGGGCCAATGCGGTCTTACTGAGGGGTTAACAACGTAATAAGGAAAGGGTAAAAAATGAGCATTTCTGTAGAAGGTATTATTAACCAGAACAAACTCCGGGAAGTAACATCCTCTGAGTCAATCACGAATGTAAAAAACGCAGTTATCCAGATGCTGGAGCAGGGGGAGTGTTCACTTAAGTCCATGAATGAGCTTAAGGAGTGGTCCAGTGCTGGTCAGATTGTTGATAATATCCGTACTCTAAATGAATTTCTGTTTCAAGTCATCTATGCTGTTGAAATCGTTATGAAGGAGATTGATGCCAATAAAGGCATTTTTTCTTCACGAGATAAACTCGACGTGGCTGTTGCAACAGTAGATGACATGCTGAAGCTCCCTTGGTACTTGGAGCCTTGTGATGGTTTGGTGCTGGAAATGATGATTTCCTCCGTGGTCAATATTATTAATGATACTTATGGAGAAGATTGGAGCATCCAAGCAATGCTTGATTACCTTGATAAGGGTAGAGGGATGTTGGAAAAAGTCGAGAGTGGTGTAGATTTTGTGGACAATGTAGTGAACTAGCTTAATATTTTAAGCTTTATAAGCCGGAGAGCTATGTGCCTAATCCGTATCTCTCCGGCTTTTTTGTTATAAGTGACTGTAAAGGGCTTCAAAACAGCTTTGTAGTCCGCCAGTATTGTGTACATATTTATTAAAGGAGAACATTTATGAACGAATTGGCAGTTGTACCTGAATCAGAAGAGGAAGTGTCCTTGGAGGTTCAGACTGATGAAGAAGGGCAGACCTACGCAGTGGTTGCAGGGAATGAAGTTCCTATCGGCGATGAGCCCCTGCATTTTTATTTGGTTCAGCCAGGTAAGGTAAAGCATGATAAGCGGTTCAAAGACCTTGTAGGGCAATTCTACTGTGAGTCTGGAGATACTGCTTTTGAGGAAGCTCGCCTGGTATTTGTAGGCGAAGTAGCTCGTGGACGGAATCTGTTTCCTGAGTACGACGGAGGTGCTGATGAACCTCTGTGTAAGAGTTATGATGGAATTGAGCCTGCCTTCAACGCAGAAACTCCAATGGCCCCTCTCTGTGCAGAGTGCCCAAAAGGGGACATGATGTGGAAGGAAGGAAATCCTCCCGAGTGTAAAGAATACCGAGACCTCCTCTTTATTCATATGGATGCCAAATACCCGATCAGCATCCGTCTTAAAGGGGCTGGCCTTTCTGCCTGGGGCAAGATTCGACGTGATCTGAAGAAGATTGCAAAGGAATCCAAAGCTACCGCAGCACGAGACCTACTGAATCTTCCTAAAGCTGGTCTCAGTAAGAAGAAAGTCCTGGATATTGATAAGTGTATTATTCGGCTGTCTTCGGAAAATGAAGGTACCTACTATGCACCTGTATTCTCCCTGGAAGAGGCTGATGATCTGAATGCGGAAGACTTCCAGCCGCTTATTCAATATTACGGCTATAAATTTATTACCGAAGCTAAGCGTAAGCGGGCTGCAGAGGCTGCAAAATACGCGGATCGCAGTGGTATCCAACACGGTAATCAATCCATTGCCGCACCGGATACCAATGTAGACCTTGGTGATGATGATGGTGATGATGAAAAGGATTTGGACGTATAAGTAGTACGTCTATAATGACGGTACGGAGTCAATACTCCGTACCTTTTTACTTAATTTACTTTTGGAAAGGGTATACGACATGAACAAATCAGAACTTATCGCGGAATTTGCAGAAGAGACAAACAGTACTAAAGTAGCGGCAGAAAAGGCACTGGATTTCTTGTTTGACAAAATTCAGACTGCTGCGAATGAAGATGGAGTGGTTCGGTATGGCAAGCATATTTTCAAGAAAAAGACTCGTGCTGCACGTGCCGGACGTAACCCTCGTACTGGGGAAACTATCCAAATTCCCGAAAAAAGCTCTGTCGTCTACAAATTCACAGGGTAGCTTTACAAAGTAATATGCAAGAGGGCGGTGTAATAGCCGCCTTCATTTTTTAACTGTTATGGAGGGGGATTAAATAATGACTGAATTAGACTGGGAAGGGCTTATAACTAAGCTAGATGACTTAGGTGCCACTCCCCTAAGCTACTCTAAGATGCAAGTGTTATTTAATTGCCCATTACGCTATTACCATCAATATATTTGTAAGTCCGAAAGAGGGATACCTTTAGACAAAGAACCTGCAGTAGTCGGTAAGTTTATTCATAATATCTTGGAATTTTGTATGACCAAGGGGGCATCTTATGGGTACACCGAAGAGGCTATAGATTTTAATAGGGTTTGGGCTGCTGTATCTAAGCAAATGCCCCTAACTCAAAAAGAATATGATATGGCGCAGGATCAACGCATTCACGCAAAGAATGTGCTTATTCGAATGCTTGAGCTGGTAACTGACTATAAGATGCGAGTATACCCTGAGCTTCGTATCATCTTAAGCAAAGACTTACATGTATCCTCTAATGTTCCTTGGAAGAGCAGGCTTCTATGGGGGTTTGTAGATTTCGTTGGTATTACTAAATCAGGCAAACAAGCTCTTATAATCGACTATAAAACGCATGGAAAGAGCGACAATAACGCTACAGCAGTTGACACCCAGACCCGCATCTATGGATATCTCCTGATGCTCATGTTTCCTACTTTGCAAAAAGTTAAAATGGGCGCTGCTTACGTACCTGATGAGTTAGTAGAAGCCCCAGCGGTTATAACTCGTGAAGATATGCCAAGCACTGAGAAAGAGTTTTATGAGGCTCTTAAAACTTTTATGGAAGCATTAACACCTTGCGTGGATGAAGAGAAATACCTCCCTATAAAAGGAGATAAATGCAAATGGTGTAATTATTTTCACGAATGTCCTCTTATGCAGGAGTGAAATAGTTAATGGTACATTAGTACATAGTGTAATGAGCGAATTAGGCACCTACGGGGTGCCTTTTTCATTGGGGAAAATAGATATAATCAAATTGTTTTAACGGAGTAAGCCTATGGCACGTAAAGCAGGAAGTACTACAGCTACTAGAAAGTCCAGTAACAAAGGCCCTTCTTTAAATATACGCGCAGTAAAGAAGCTTTGGTCTACTATAAAGATAGATGAGTGGTTTACTTATTTACAGGAGATTTCTCCTGATCAGAAGTGGGAAATTGCCTCTTCCAGTATTATTAAAGGGTGTTGCCCCTATCATGACGAAAAAACCCCGTCATTTATGATTAACTTTAACAAGCGCCATGCTCGATGTTTTGGGGCTTGTGAGAAATTCGTTACCGATCCTATATCTCTTATCGCCAAGTTAAAAAACTGCAGTGTTAGGGAGGCTCAGTTATCTCTATACGAACGCTTTAATCTGAAAGACAACTTTGGTATTGGATCCGATCAACTGGACCGCTATGTTCAGGTGCAAGAAATGAAAAAAGCTACAGCTATAGCTTTTCAGCAAGTTATGGCTGAGCTTATACGAGACAACCCTGACCACCTGGCATACTGCCGTCCTGCCTTATTTTATTTAGTACATGTAAGAAAGCTCCCGCTAAATACTCTGTCCTCACTTCCTGTAGGGATTTACGCTAAACCTTCCCATGTTAAGAAGTATTTAGATCAATCAATGCATGATCTTTACGACGAGTATTTTGCTTATACAAATAAGACGAATAAATATGGTGCTATTATTTTGCACTATAACGATTCTCCCGGAAGTATTTCAAAATTCAAACTCCGTATGATGAATAAGGAACTTTTATCTAAGTACGGATACCAACCCGACCAAGTACCAGAACATCTACAGAAAGAGATGTTTCCTCACGATATGTCTTACATTGCGGACGAATACGCTGAAAATATCGGAGCGTTCGGAATGTTTCATTATCGGCGTATGTTGGGTTCTCAGGACGTAAATGCTTATGTTACTGAGGGAGAGTTTGATGCTTTGTCTGTGATGGCAGCACAGACAGCGGAAGGCCGTCCTGAGTTTATGATTTTATGCTCAGGAGGTAAAGGTTCCACAGATGTAAGTCATCTTCGGGAGTATGGGATAAAAACAATATGGCTAGTCCCTGACCACCCCACACAAAAAGGGGACGAATGGGCACTGAGCGTATTAAACAGAAAAGAGAACTTTACGCAGTCATCTGAATTATATCCTCTGAATGTGAAAGTATTTCGGTGGCCTGTACAATTGTCAGGATTTGATCTGGATGAGGCTGTAGTACAAAACGGATATTCGGTAGTCTCTGAATATTTATTCAGACAAAGAGAAAGCTATTTTATCAACTCAACTCCATGGATTATGGGCCTGTGTGATAAAGAAGTAAAAGCTATTTGTGATAAAGCAAAACAAGAACTTTCTGAGCTATCTCGGAATGAGGAAGGATACGAACTTCGTAAGAACAATATTGCTGATGAGAGGCAGCGTGCTCTCACTAGTACCATTAGCCGGTGGTTTGGATACATTCATGACTCTACTGATAAGATGAATTATATCCAGCATTATGCTACTGAGGTAGACATTGACATATCTCAAATAGATAGTGTGAATGACTCTCTCTACTCACTGGATACGGTTAATGGGGTTACACAGAAAATTGAAGATCAGTTCAATCTATTATTTTCCTTAGCTTATTATCAAAAAAGAGCTACAGGTAACATACATATGCTCTGGATAAAGCAAAGGGAAGAACTAATAGAAATGAACATGCAGGATAGTCAAATACTCAATATTATTGCTCAGTATGCCGGAAAGAATGTAGTTGGATGGTTGGATTCTATTTTGGGGGAGAATGACATCCTTATGGAAGGTACTGAAGGTAAGGGTGCTCTTGAGGTAGACCGAACTAAACGTCGTAATGCGACTCACCTGGTTAAAAGAGCGATGGAAAATTTGGTACATCAAGCTTTACCTGAGGATGACCTGCATAAATTCGCTCAAGGAATTCATTACCTTGATCTTCCTGCTGCAGCTAAGCAGGATAATGTTATGTATTTTGTTAACGGAAAGAAAATATTTAAAGGGAGGTTTGGTGAAAATCGTTCTCTCAACTGGGAACAATTAGACAATATTGTAGATAACAATATACTTTTTGAGACCCTTAACCAAAGTAATAAATGGTCTTTTGTAGAGTCTGTAAATGATTTGGAACAGGCTACACAGGTGGATTTGAAAGAAACCTATCACAATATTCGTAAGATACTCGATGGGTGGAAATTTGAAAACCACGATATTATCGCGGAGTATTTAGCTGCCTATATAATGGCCGTTCCAATTATGCGAGCCGTAGGTGACGTAAATATTACTTATGTAACTGGTGAGAAAGAGTCGGGTAAAACCACTCTGGTAAACGGGTTGTTAGGAGGTGGAGAAAATAATACCTTGACCCCTGCTATATTGGAAGCTGCGGTAACTAATTTTGATGCATCTACAGCTGCAATGTATCAGATGATGGTAGGCTCCAGTAGGTTATTTGTACTGGATGAGGCTGAGTTCTCTAAAAACCATAATACTAAGCATGATCAGCAAAATCAGGAAATGGTACGCATGATGTACTCCATGCCTCAAGGCGGTGTAACAATTCGCCGTGGAGGTGCTACTAAAGATCAGTCAGTATCATATTTTCTGCGGATGCCTATCCTCATGGCGGGTATAAATCTCCCTGCTGACTCAACTTTCTTATCCCGTGTATTTGTGGTCTATACCGAAAAGGACAGGGCACGTCGAGACTTGGGAGATTACATATCAGAGCACTTTTCTGATGTTGATCTTGAACGTATTAGAAATAGTGTGACTATTGGGCTACTACCTTACATTCCTGAAATTATAACTCGAAGGGTTAAATTACGCGAAGAGCTTACCAGAGCCGGGGGAGAAGTAGCTCATATATCAAATCGCTTTTTGTCAAGTATACTGACCCCTCTAGCGGTATATGATTTGCTAGGATTTGACTCTGCAAAACTGTATAGGGCAATTCTCACAAAATATAAAGACCGCTTAGAAGCTATTCATAGTCAAGACTCTCAGTCCGGGGTTATTACAGCTGCACTATTTAGTAAATCTGTAAAGGTAACATTGGATGACAATATGCAGGACTTTGTTAGTCCTCGTCACTTGATTATGAATAATGAGTATACAGTACTCAATCAAGCTGATTGCGGAGTTTATTATCTTCCGGATGAAGGCGGAGATATGATTGTAATAGTTTGGAGACAAGCTAAGTATGATGTACTTCGCAATACCCCTTATGGTTGGCAGGAAGAGCAGTCCTTAAGAGAACAAGCGCAACACAGCAGTTTTGTTATTCCTGACGTGGATAAAGAGCAAGACCTGTTTATACGGGAGGCCTTAAATCTGTCAGATGTTAAGAATGCTTCTCAGTATACAGTACTGGATGCTGCCTACTTAAGGTCTATGTCAGAAGAGTTGGGTAACAGGCTTACTAGTTTCCATGAAAAAAGAGCGGAAAAACAGCGAGAAAAAGAAAATGAGAAAATGGACTCTACTTCCGATAATTCAGGTAAAAAGAAAAGTAATGGGACAGGTAAAAAGAAAATGAAGCCTGCTGCTACCGGGACTCCTAGAGCAAAACCTAAAGGAACCCCCGGAGCAAATGTTAACTTAGGTAATGAAGATGACTTTGGAGATGATGAGTTTGAAGTGTAAATACTATCGTCGGTAATCATTAGAGGCCTGCGTTAGTAGGCCTCTAACTTTAATATGTAGGAATGTACACCTATATAGATGGAGGGTATATGGCAAGATCATTTAACTTACAAGGAACTAGGGAAAAATCGTTACGTGTGCAGACTAAAGAGGCAGATGCTAAAAATCCTAGGAAATATAGTACCTGCGAAGGTTGCAGGTTAATTGCAGACAAGCAGGTAATGTTGGATACCAATGAGGAGGCAGATATAGTTTTTGTAGGAGGCTTTCCTACATCAACTGATATAGACCGTGGAGCCTTTGTTAGTAAAGGAGGCTTCATGTTAAGAAATATCATCAAAGAGGTAAAAGCTAAGTGTGCTAAAAACAAAACGCCCCAGATTGCCTACTCTTATGGGGTTCAGTGCTGCCCGGAGTCTGTTGGATTCAAACTTAAAGTGGACGACATTAATAAGTGTAAACGTCATATGTGGGCACATATTGATCGAATGAAGCCTAAGCTGATCGTCGCCTTGGGGAAGGATGCACTTATTAGTCTTAATCTTAATAAGTCAGTAGCTTCTGTCAGAGGTAATCTACAAAATGTCTCTCTGGAAGGGACAACAGTTAAGGTAATGGCTACTTTCCATCCGGCAGCTATTATGAAAGATCCAGGACTGGTGCCTACATTTGTTAAAGATATTAAAGCTGCATTTCAGTATGTACTATACAGCTTTGAAGACGAAGTGTTCAATTTAAGAACGCCAGTAAAATATAAAGATATTATTCAAGAACTATCCATACTTGAGAAGAAGCTTATTGATGCTGAAAATAAAGGAGAGAAGGTTGATGTAGCTATTGATACGGAAACCACATCACTTAATCCGTATGACCCTACACAGCGTATGATTGCTGTATCGTATTCTGCAGAAGAAGACGATGGTGTAGCTTTCCCTTGGAAACATTGTGCGGCATTATTTACTGATCACGAGTACCAGTCTTTAAAGAAGACCTTTAATGACATAATGAAACTTCCAGCTATAAACTTAGTTATGCACAATGCTAAATTCGATCAGCAGTGGCTCCATCACAAATACCAGTTAGATATGCCTATATGCGACTGGGATACTTTATTGGTAGAGCATATGCTGGACGAAGATAAAAAAGGGCATTACGGCTTGAAAGAGCTGACTTCCCAGTATTTTCCAGGATCAGCTAAGTATGAAGAGGAACTACAGAATGAGTTAGCTCGGCTTAAACAAGAAAGAGCTGACCGGATGTCTGAAGCTAGAGAGAAGTATAAAGACTCTCTAATGGAAATATATTTGAAATATTGGACAAGTCTGTCTGAAAGTGAACTACTAACTAAGAGGTTGGAGGTGTCAGATAAATTAGACCTCTCACTGGAAAAGGCTGAGAAACTAATACCCAAGTATAGGAAACTTAAAAAGAAAGATTGGGTATACGATGAAGACGGTGCTTTAGTAAACAACCTTAGTACAACGCTCCTACAGTCTTCCAAGAAAAACATATTTTCTGTTTTAAGACAGCTAACCCCAAGGGACCTAGGTATCCCAGAAGATTGGGATATCCCTGAGCTACCTAAAGAAGAGAAGGAGATAACGTTCGAGGACGTAGACCTGGGGGTAATGCTTACCTACGCAGCACGAGACGCAGTGCTGACACGTAAAATAAAGAAAGCTCAGGAAATATTAATAGAAGAGGAAGAGAAGAAGATAAAGATGAATGAGGCAAAAATGAAAATGCCTACAAAGCCTTTTCATTTTGCCAGGAGACGTTTTGCCAAACCAATGCAGCACATTATTAGTGGTATGGAATACCATGGTGTGCGAATTGATAGAGATAAGTTACTAACGTATATACATAAGTTAGATGGGGCTATTGAAGAAGCCAGAGATACTTTTATTCAAGAGGCAGGAGACAAGATTAACTTAGGTTCACCTGCAGAGCTTGCTAATCTTCTATACGAAGAGTTACAGTTTCCTGTACTGAAATACACGGATAGCGGGGCTCCGAGTGTAGATGCGGAAACAATTAAGTTTTTGGCTGATGAAAATGATAATCCCATCCTGGACGCATTACTAACCTATAGAAAATTGACAAAATGTAGGGATACGTACTTAAAGAATTGGTACTCTATGTCCAGTATAGATGGACATCTGCATGGTCAGTTTCATTTGAATGGTACGGCGACCTACCGTTTGAGTAGTAGCAAACCAAATTTGCAGAACGTACCGTATCAGTTAAAAGAAGCAAATCTTAACCTTAAAGCATTGTTTATTCCAGACTCTGAGAAATACGATTTCTATGATCTGGATATTGCTAACGCTGAAATGCGTATTCTGTGTGCCTATAGTCAAGACCCTGACCTTATAAAGGCTTTCAATGAAGGTATGGATTTGCACTGCTTAACAGCCTCAGCTATAAGCGGTATTGACTACGATCAGATATACGCAAACAAAGAAGATAAGACTACAAACGAGTATAGAGTCAGGCAGATTGCCAAGAAGGTTGACAAATCGGCTTTCTATAAATCCCTCTAATTGCTGGGACATCCTAACGTTAAGTCGAGGGCAATCAGCAGCGAATAATCCGTAAGGATTCACGTTCAGAGACTATGGCGCAAGCCAGTACAGCACAAGCGATTGGTGCTGGAAACGGGGGACACTGATTTATCAGTGAAGATATAGTCCACTCTGCATGGAAACATGCAGCAGCCTATTTAAGGCGGGTACGTCAGTAGCGTGACGTATTGAATATCAGGCAATTTCGGAACCATCTTTTGTATGGCCGCACCGTCACTAGCTGCACAGCTGTGGGCGGAAATGCGTATTAAGGTAACAGAAGAAGAAGCCCAGGAATACCTCGATAAGTTTTTCGAGAGGTATCCAAACGTAGCACAGTACATCGCAGCTACGCAGAACGCTGCGGCTAACTTCGGATACGTTACCACTTTTACCGGACGCCGTAGACGCTTTCCTATTGTAAGATATAATAGGTCTGCTAAGGCTAGGGTAAGCAGGCAGTCTGTAAATGCTCGTATTCAGTCTACAAGCTCAGATTTGGTACAACGTAATATGATTGAACTTCACAAAGCTATTAAGCCTCTTGGAGGTAGATTAGTTCTTACGGTACATGACTCCATAGGTTTTCAAGTACCTAAAGGTACTAAAGGAATGGCTACTCTATTAGATGAGGTTATTCGAAAAAGAACAGCTAAGTTGTTTCCTTGGCTTCCTGTAGAATGGAAGTTTGACGTAGCAAGAGGACCTAGCTATGGAGAATGTACAGAAGAAGTGATAGACTAAGAAACACTAGTAGTAATAAGTTTAACCTATTCAAAAACAAGGAGTTTTATTGTTATGAGATATTGTGATGCCTGGGTTAGTGATTATGGGAAATAACATATCACAAGCTAATTCAGATGGAGCAGGATACGAAGCTTTTAAACCGTTTGTTGGAAAAGAGGTTAGAGTGTTTTTATGTAGTGGTGCTGTACTGTCAGGCACTCTTGTTTCTCTTACAGGGAAGCACGCACATATTAAACGATCTAATCATGCTGACAATAGTTTGGAAGCAGTTGTTAACCTGGACCATATGGTTAGCGTAACCAAGGTGTAGTCTATTTAAGCGGTTGACAGTAAACCAGGAGAGGAAACCTCTCCACTCTGGTTTTGGCCTCTTCGAGGCCTG